GAGCGCATTAATCGTGTTAGTGTTCTTGAAATAAGTATCGTGGTTACCAGCAATCATATGAACATCTAAACCGCGATTTGCAAGCTTATCAAGAAAGTCAATGCGAAGCCGTGTAGCAGTTTGTATGTTAATATACTTACGACGGTCTACAAGATCACCAAGATGACAAACAGTATGGACATTGTTATTGTCCAAATATGGAAAAAATACTTCATCAAGAAATCGCTTACTGTTGTCCATGAAGGCAATGTTATCATTACGGACCCCCCAGTGTGTATCGGTAATTAGTGCAATTTTCAACGGTACATTCTCGTGTTTGGTTTATTAACAGGCTTTTGTGATCTGTATTTCATCAATGACTCGTTAATATAAGCAGCTGTAGCTTCTAACCTCAAAACATAATTATTGATCTCATTTTGACGAAGCGTTTTATCGTTAATTTTAGTTACTAAATCAGTAACGTTTACTGGAACTAAATGTTCATTTTTCATTTATAATAACCTCTACATTAGCAAATTTTTCAAGTCCTACCATTTTAGCTGCTTTTTTAGTTTCAGTCAACTTATTTTCAAAACTTCTTATCAACTCATCAGAGTATTCATTTGACTTAAGTTGTGAATTTTCAGCTTCAGACCAAAGATTATTAGTCAAATAGCTATTTTGAAAATTTTTATGTTTGATATACGTTTGTTTCTTTTCTTTATGTATTCTGCGAATAAAAGCATTCCAAGCAATCTGAGTAAAATATGCAAATGGATTGTTAGTTTTATCAGGATCAAAATTATCTACTGCTGCGATACAATCAATAATACCATCGCTAATCATTTCTTGTTTATATGAATAACCAGAAAAGTTTGGTTTCTTTGCAAGGTTATTACAAATTAAAAGAATAGACTGTCCGATATAATTCGGTACTTGTGGTTTGTTGATATTTTTTTCATCAGCTAATTTAATAGAATCTTTATATTGTATCATAGCAAGATACAAAGTTTTATTGTTTATATAGTTTTTCACTTTTGCCATAATTTGACCCTTGACCAATTAATAATTAACATTATAATCACATATGTGCGGTTGATAATACTATAGATTGATAGATACTTTATATAATTTGTAATCAAATTTCTCTTCGTTATAAATCTTTATACGTTCCATAAAATGTAGTAGAGTAAAATTCTTTTTACTTTTCCAAGATAAATCATCTGAAATATCATATAAAACTGATTCTGTTTTGGTTTCAGAACGACGAAGTCCTCTACCGATTGACTGTAAATTTCTTACCCGTGATTTTGAAGGACTAGCAAATATAACATTATGCAAATTACGAATGTTAACACCTGTGGAAAAAGTTCCATAAGAAGCAACAATAATAGATGTTTTTTCTGTTTCAACGATTTTACGAATGCGCTCACGCTCTTCTCCTTCAATTCCGCCATGAATAAAGAAAACTGGATTTGTTGTTTCCTTTTTAATCAGGTCGTACAAAATTTTACCATGCTTATCAACAAATTGAAAAAGTAATAATGTATTACCTTCTAAAGATAATGCTAAATTTTTAATAAATTTATTTCTAGCTTCCGAACGAACTAGATAATCCATTTCATCTTGAAAATCTAAACGAGATACTATTTTTCTTTCTTCATCTGGATACGATAAAACGATTGCCTTAATTTTAAAATCAGCTAAATGTTTTTGCTCTATCAGTTCAGAAGTAGTAGTGACTTTTCTAACAGAACCAAAAAGACCTTCAAGGACAAGTTTATGAGTTTGAGTGCCGTCGAGAGTACCTGTGAATCCAAAGCGATATCTACAGTTATTAAGATTAGACATAATGCTATTAAGACTCTTCGCTTTAAATAGGTGAGCTTCATCACCTATGACCACATTAAATTGTTGGAAATACTCTTTAGGAAGTTTGTAAATCGACTGCCAGGTTGAGATGGTAATTGGTTTATCTGTTTGTTTATCTTGGCCAGCAAAAATTCTATGAACGAACCGATCAGATACAAAACCATAGTCAGCAAAGTCAGAGGCAAGTTGACTAACCAAAGAAGTAGTTGGAACAATAATAAGAGTACGTTGAGCATAATACCTCACTATAAGATAGATTATAAAAGATTTGCCTGAAGCTGTGGGTGAGAGAAGTAAAGATCTACGATTACGTATAGCATGAACGAACGCCTCTAATTGATAATCTCTTGGTTCAAATGTAGGTTTAATTTCAGCGATAAAATCTTTTGCTTCTTTAACTGAAAATTCATCAGCTGAAAAATCTGATTTATATATTAAAGAATAATTTCTTGAATTAGCAAACTCTTCAACATATTTATTAAGCCCACCATAAAGTAGACCTGTCATTACATTGTATAATCGTACTTTACCATCCCAAAACTTATTTTTATAAGCAGGCATAAATTTGGCGCCAGGGACGTCAAAGGTAAAATAATCATTTAACTCGTAAGCAACACCTGGTTCACAGGTAATTTTATTATATGTTTCATCGAGTTTTTCAATTTCAATAATATCCATTATGCTCCCATAGTAAATTTATGCCAATCAATTGCGGCTTTTATGTTAAACCCTCTACTATTTAGAGACTTTATAATCGAGTCTAAAAGATCTACTTTTTCTTGCTGTAATCCTATCTTTAAAGATAGCTTGACTATATCAGGATCAGCGTCCATATACATAGGGATATCTGTTTTTAAAATTAATCCTTTAGCAGGAAGTTCCCACATTTTGGATCTAGTTTCTTCAGTATGCCCTTGAGTATAAAATTCGTATTTGTCTAATTTAAGTTGTTTCATTTCAGAGTCAAATTTACGAAGAAGAAGCTTTTCTTTTATATAAATTTGAAAATACTTATTATGTAACTTGGGAATTTTAATTGCTTCGTCACCAAGTTCAGTTTTATCTATTTCAACATCTTCAGTCCAAAGCTGAAAAATATCATCAACATTCATAATGTACCTCAACTAGTAAAATTATATTCTATATTATTTTACAGATTAGTCAAGCATTAAATTTTAATAATGTCATAATAAGTGTATCTAAAAGAAGCAGATGCTTCAACATAATTAACATCAGTATCAATCGTATTAAAGTTTAGTCCAGATAAACTTATAGGAAATGCATCTACATATGCTATTTCATAGTTTGCCATTTTAGAACTCGATAATACAAGTACGGATATATCCGAATATATTCCTTCGCCTGTCATAGAATCTTTATTTGCAATATTTGCATATTCAGAGTAATCTTGAGGCTTACCTAAAGCTTTCATCCAATTATGTATTTCTAAATAATTTTGAAGATCTTCATCAACTTTAAAAGATATTGAAAGTGTACCATAATCCATATGTTCTCCTGAATAAGGTATTTTTACAAATGGATTAAGAGTTTCTTTAGGCTTTATTGATATTTCTGGAATATTAACCTTTTGAATAAAAAAGTTAACGTGTGGAGCCTTTTTTAACTGAAAACGAAAATTAAGCGGGCTTAAAAAGTTTTTATTATTTGGTGTATTATCAATAGCAGTCATTTTATCACCTATTTAATTGGTGGTTTTACTATTCTCGCAGAAGGTTTTGGTGGTTCCCATTTTTTCTTTATTTCTAATGCAGTATCAATTGCTGTTCTTTTATCAAAATTAGGATGTTTTTCCCAAAATGCCATTTTTTTATTGGCTGTATCTAATTCTTTACTTGCTTGTATTTTTTCTCTAGGATCATTACTATTTTTATGAACAAAACTCAAATGCATCATATTACCATAATGAGTACCCCAGTGATGATGAGGATCTACATTATCTGAATATAAACCAAAACTTGTAGATTTTCTTCTAAACCCACTACCAGGTTCATGATCATCATAAACAATTCCTTCGTTAAAAAATTCATTAAAAGATTTCATTTATGTCTCCTTTTCAACTATTTATATATGAAAAAAGGGAGCCGAAGCTCCCTTTAAGTTTGCGGCTTGAAACCGTCTTATTCCTAACTTACATTAGGTTATTTACGATAACACGACGATAGTATACGTTACCAGTACCAGCGGCGCCAAGCTGATTGGCACGACCGTCATTCTTAGTAAGACCTTCAGCGAATGGATTGGCTACCATGCCGTAACGAGTCTTAAAGCCGATCTTAGGCTGGAAGCTTGACTGATCAACTGCACGTACCATCTGTAGAGGAACGTATGGGCAATAGAATAGACCAGCATCGAATGCTGAAGAACCCTTATAACCAACAGTTAGGTAGTTACCACCAAGTGCGTATGGGTCGATGTATACCTTTAGACGACC